ATAAGCGTGAGGGAAAGACTCACTATGAGTATGTCATTATTCAAGACGATGTACGTTATATGAATGAACTTTCCCTAGGTCGTGACCTTGTGGCAACTCAGATCTTTGTTGCTTCTGGAGAAAGACAACTAGAAGAACACGATTCCGAGTGGCGTAACCATGAAAGCGAAGTCATGGGTAATGTTGTGGAAGATTCACTTGGTAAGGCTAATAATGATTACGATGCTTTGTTTGATTACGTAATAACAAACGATGGATCAAATGATGATTTAATCCTTACTGTAAAGGAAAACATCAAGGATTGGCTTGATCTTGGTTATCTTGAACTAGAGGAATACAGTGAAGAAACCAACTGAAGCCATCCTCGACGGCGATATCATTGCCTATAGGGCGGCTTTCTGGGCTGATTCTGAAGGTGTAGATAACCTTGAGGGACGGATTCGGGAGGATATTCTTAACTGGACTCCCGAGGGTGTAGACACGGTGTACATTGCCATGTCTTGTCCTAGGTCCAATAACTATAGAAGAATCTTCTGGCCTGAGTATAAGAGACATCGGGAGGATTTCAAGTCTCCTGATTCCATGAAGTATGCTATCGAAGAGATTTACTCATCTGGTAAGACAACCAGATGTGTCAATAGATTAGAGGCAGACGACCTAATTGGAATGCTTGTGTCTTCTGGTCAAGCAATTGGGGTTACAGTTGATAAGGATCTTCGTCAAGTTCCTGGGTGGCATTGGAATCCTGATAAGGAATCCGAGCCTTACGAGGTAACTGAGGATGATGCCAATCAATACTTTTACCAACAATGGATGACTGGGGATACCACCGATAATATCTGGGGACTATGGAAGGTAGGCCCAGCCAAGGCTAAGAAGATCCTGGCTGCTAATCCTAAAGAAACCTGGGATGAGGTTATTATGACCATGTATCAGGAAGAGGATTGGTCCAAGCGTCCTGAGAATAAACGTCCTGTAGATATGTATCGAAAGGACTTTGCCCTAGCCCAAGCTAGGTGTGTTCGTATCCTTCGTAATGGTGATTACGACAAGGATAATTCAACAATCAACCTGTGGTGTCCAAATAACCACGGAGTTAGAAACATTTTAGACTTAGATAAGGGAGTTATCAATGAGCAAGATATTTGAAGATTTCGTAGCTACCGACAAGTATTGTCGATGGCTACCTGAGCAGAATCGTAGAGAGACATGGGACGAGGCTGTAGATCGTTACTTTGATTATTTAATTAATCGTCTTGATCTTAGCAATAAGGTACCCATTGAGGAGATGCAGGAGATTGGTAAGATTCGTCAGGCTATGAAGGATCGCCAAGTATTCGGTTCTATGCGGGCGCTTATGACCGCTGGTCCAGCTCTTGATAAGGATGACGTAGCGGCATACAATTGTTGTTACGTCGCCATCAAGGATGTATCTGATCTATCCAATATCCTGTATACCTTAGCCTGTGGTACTGGTGTTGGGTTCTCTGTTGAAAAACATAATGTAAATGAACTACCAAAGGTTCATGAAACAATCATCAAGACTGATCGATCCATTGTTGTAGAAGATTCCCGTGAAGGATGGGCAAAGGCTTACCAGCAATTTGTCAATCATCTATACAACGGACATCATCTCAATGTGGATACCAGTCAAATCAGAGCAGCAGGAGCCAGACTAAAGACCTTTGGTGGTCGAGCGTCTGGTCCAGAACCATTCATTCGGCTAATCAAGTTTACCGCCAATATCTTCTATGAAGCCCGTGGTCGTAAACTAAAGCCAATTGAGGTACACGATCTGGTTTGTCAGATTGCGGATTCAATTATCTCAGGTGGGGTACGGCGTTCGGCTCTTATCTCCCTAAGTGATCTCAATGATTATGAAATGGCTCACGCCAAGAGTGGCCCCTGGTGGGAAAAGGGAGGACATCGTGCACTTGCAAACAACTCAGCCGTCTACACATCAAAGCCAGACATGGGTTCGTTCATGCAGGAATGGGCATCGTTGTACAACTCCCGATCAGGTGAGCGTGGTATCTGCAATAGAGAAGCTATGCAGAAGATCGCAGAGAAGGCTGGGCGCAAGGCAGATTATGAGTTTGGAACTAATCCCTGTTCAGAGATTATCCTGCGTCCTAATCAGTTCTGCAATCTTTCTACAGTAGCGGTACGGCCTGATGATCAGGCACCCCAGCTAATTGACAAGATTCGATATGCCACCATCCTAGGTACTCTCCAGAGTGCCCTTACTAACTTTACTTTCTTTGAATCCCAGAACAATCAATCCTTCAAGGACAACTGCGAAGAAGAAAGACTGCTGGGTGTATCCATGACTGGTATCTTTGATAACAGCCTAACCAATGGTGGTCAAGGTCCAGAAGAACTTCAGAAACTACTTGGAGCACTGAGATTTGTTACTAGAAAGATTAATGAGAAGTGGGCTGGTTATCTGGGAATCAATCCATCCAAGTCTATTACCTGTATTAAGCCAGAGGGAACAACCAGCTGTGTTGCTGGTACTGCTTCTGGACTTCATCCTCGCTATAGCAAGTTCTATATCCGTCGAATTAGAATGGATAAGAATTCACCTATGGCAAGATTCATGATTGATTCTCAGATTCCTCATGAACCCTGTGTAATGAAGCCAGATCATACCTTGATTTTCTCATTCCCAATCAAGGCTGACTTTGGAATTACAGAACAACAAATTAATGCCATTGGTCATTTGAACCTTTGGTTAGCGTATCAATTATGGTACTGTGATCACAAGCCAAGCATCACAGTCAACTATACAGATGATGAGTTCTTGCATATCGGTGGTTGGTTGTGGAAGCATTGGAATCTTGTGTCTGGTATTTCCTTCTTGCCGAAGGATAACCATGTATATCAGCAAGCACCATTCGAGGCTATTTCAGAAGAGGTATACAACTCAATGAATGATGCAATGCCGAGCAACGTCGATTTCAATCTCCTGTCTCAGTACGAGCAGGAAGATACAACTACTAATGCCAGAACCCTAGCCTGTACGGCTAATGGTTGTGAGCTAACCTAAGGAGTGTACCATGCCTAAGCTTGTTATTGAATCCGAATACGATATGGATCAGGCGTTAGCCGAGACTATGAAACTAGTTAAGCTAAAGTCCTGTACATTGGATGTTGGATTTAATAATATGGGAATGGTGAATATATTCCTGGACAATCTTCAACAACAACTCGTTGAAAATAAGATTATTCCAGGAGAAAAAGATTTTCATTTGAATATAATGGTGAAAGCAGAATCCAATGACGAGACTTGATCTATTAATGCTAAAGTATAAGGCGGGGTCCATCACGGACCCTGACCTTAAACTTTGCTTAAGCTACATACACAGTTTACAGTTGAGTAAATACAATGAAAGACAACCTGAGAATATCGAAAGAGTTGATCCAGTACCTGGAGAAGACAATAATCCTAAGCCCAGACGACTTAAAGCACAAAGACTTTGATCGTGGCTTCAAGGCTGGTCAACTAGAAGTGTTGTCTAAACTGCGAGTTCTTTTAGAACAGCAAGAAAGGAAGAGTCCAAATGGCTAAGAAGGGAAGCGGCGCTCCACAGATTAATGTTCAACAAGAAATGGAACGCCAAGAACAAATGATGCAACGCCAGATGGTCTTGCAACAACAATATCAAAGAGAAGCTGAAGATCGTATGCGCCAAGAGCGCGAACGTGAAAGAGTTGCAGAAGCAACAAGAAGAATTGATGCTGCAAATGCCAAGGAACAACGACTAAAGGAACAAGAATCCCAAGAGTCGGCGGTATTCCAGGAAATGCAGGGTCAGACTTCTAAGGAACAAACTGAATTTGGTGGTGGTTTTAATCTTGCCATGCCAACCATTGAAAGACCAGGTTACGAGCAGGAAACCCGTCCAGAATAAGGAGAGATAAATGAATGCTGAAAAGACTATTAAAGATAGGTGGTGGGTTCTCAATGCAAAACGAGAATCAAAACTCAATAAATCAAGAGCTTGTTCGGCTCTAACCGTACCAACCCTGTTACCCTATCAATCCCTTAGTGGAGAAGATAATCTTTTTCAGACTTACTCATCGGTACAATCTCGGGGTGTGACTTCTCTGGCAAGCAAGATCCTCAGTGTTCTTATTCCTCTGAACGATACACCATTCTTTTCCTTCGGATTAAGGAATGGTAGAGAACCAACCCCCGAGATTTCCGAATACCTGAACAAACTCTCCTTTCAGGTCTATCGCAAATTAATCTCAAACAACCTACGCGAAATCTCTTACCTTGCCATGCAGCATCTTATCGTAATTGGCGATGTGCTTATTGTCATGGAAGATGACTATAGTTTTAGAGCAATCCGTCTTGATCAGTTTGTTGTGCGTCGAGATGTGAATGGATCAATCAAAGAATTTATCTATCTTGAGTTCATTTCACCAAGCAACGAGGAGGCTGCCAGTGCCTATGATTTCCTTTCGGGTGAGGAAAAACAAACAGGTTATAAAACGGTATATATCCGAGTCTCCCAAACAGAGGATAATCAGTGGGAAGTCGAGAAGGAACTGGATGGAGAAATTATCGACAGAGGTTATTATTCTATTCTGCCTTATGTTATACTTCGTTGGGCTAGTGTTTCTGGCGAAGATTATGGACGCTCACATGTGGAAGATATTAACTCCGATATTAGAACGCTAGAGTCCTACAGTCGAGCTATGATTCAAGGTATGGCAGCAGGATCCACCTTCTTCATGGGTGTAGATCCAGCTGGCATCACCGAAATTGACGATCTTTCTGGTGCACAGAATGGTCAGTGGGTTGGTGCACGCAAACAAGATGTATTTGTAATTACCCCAGGTGAAACAATCAATCCACAACTACAGGCATGTGCCTCTGCCGTTGACAATATGCGTAAGGAAGTGGGACAAGGCTTCCTATTGCAGACCGCAGCAATGCCAACTGGAGATCGTGTAACTGCTACTGCTGTACGGGCTGTAGGAAACGAACTAGAAACAATCCTAGGTGGTACCTTCTCAGCAATTGCTAGAGACTTTATGGTACCAATTATTAGAAGAACAATCTATCTCATGATCGAAAAGAACGAGATAGATCAACGAATGGCCGATCAATTCGATGAGGAGAATGGTATACTCAACATCGAAATCCTAACTGGCCTTCAGTCCCTTAGCCGTGAATCAGACATCACCAAACTATTGCAGATGGGTGAGATGGTTCGCAACTTGCCACCTGAAGCAGCGTCTTCCTTCAAGTGGGAATCTTATGCTAGAGCCCTGATCACGGCTATGGGATTTGACGCAAACAATTGGGTACGCAGTG